TTGGTTTTCCATTGTCAAAGAATACTGCATGACAAATTAGAAACTATCTTTGGTTTAGAAACCAACTCAACTCCAGGTGCAGTTCCAAGCGGAACAACAAGACTCTTTGCAGCACATCGAATGTCAGATCATGCTGAACGAGGAAGTTTATTGACACAAACCAACAATGGGGTCGCAACAGGCAACCCAATAGCACATCACAGGATTCGTTTTGGCCGTCAAGGACATTCGTTTGTTATGCCTCTTTGTCATCGTGGAACTCCCATGTCAATGAGGCGACAATTGCATCGATCTCACGGTTCAGCCTATTCGCTTATGTTTGAGGCTGAAACAGAATACAAGCACTTTGGTTTTGGAAGCACAAATACAACCAATTCATCAACTGTGTTTGAATTAGATACTATCGACGTTATGGAAAATTCAGCCGTTTATGCAACTGGATCTTTCGTTTCAGATGGATTGCCTCTTGATGAATTGAAAGGAATGCGATTGTATGATGCTGATGGCGCATATACCTCTGCTACGCACAGAAGCATACCTGATTATTTGTTTGCACCAGGACAAAAACACACTAATGTAGAAGGTGTTGCCGAATCAGTAGGTTTTGCTGAAACAGGAATCAACGGTTCAGTAACTACTGGCGGTGCTACGAAATTGACGCTACAAGGCAGCACTTTATCAGCCAATAACCGCTTCAATACAGCAAGCGAAGTTATGATTAACGGATTTTTCTTGAATAATCATCTTGGCATGGGAGGCCGACCAGAGCCGATCAAGCGTGTTGGCATTGATAGCGGAGGTAACTGGTTTGTTAGCGGGCATCATGAAGGCGTGATTAGACCACGTGTTGCTACTGAATTGGCAACAGTTCCTCCATTATTACATCACGATCCTGAAATGTTAAACATGGCAGGTGCGCCAGTTTCATCTTCTGTAACAGTTCCTTCAACAGCATTTACAAAACCAGGAATTGATTATCAGGATATGGCTTTAACAAAAGCAAGAAACACAGGATCAGGCGGAGAGCCTGATGCATTCCTATGCACGTGGCTTGCAGAATATAGCCATCCTACGTTCTTTGGAACGATGCGTGAACACTTCATGGCGTTCCGTTATCGTGAATCGGGTATGCCGAGATCGTTGAATTATCCATCAACGAGAGGTCTATTATTGCGTAACTTTTCTGCCGATGGTAACTATGGAACCACAGGTTCACCAGCGACGGCATTGCCCTTTGAACGACTTTATGTTAATCAATGGTTACAAAATTATGGTTACAATGGACTCAACGCAGGTGGTCATGGCAATGTCGAAGGATTGCGTAGTGCGAGTTCTGTTCTTATGGGGCATACTACTCGAAGAGAAGCACATGGAACGATTCAATTGTATAATCAGAATGGAACGGCAAGATACTCACGTGGAGAAGGCATAGGAGATTCTTTGAATCCAAACGTTACTTTGGCTGCTGTCAAAGGGATTGATTTAGATTCTGATAGCGAAGATCTCAATAGACAATTCTTCGTGTTAAACCCCTATGTGGGAATAGATGTAAGCCGCAGATTGCCTGTTCGTGCATGGGGTTTCAAAACCGCATCAAGTAGTCCTGATATGCTTGCAGGTGATCCTACTGAAACGCAGAATACCTATGCAATAACAAATAGTGGTCGGTTTGATGGAGGCAAGCATGACTCAATGGAGGATGTACCTCTTCTTAGTGGATTTTCACAAGATACAAATGTAAATCATCATGAAAGAGGGATTCATCGTTCAGTCCCAGTTGGATTCGTTACAAATGATTTCACGGCTGAGGCTCATCCGTTTGAGCGAAACATCCGACAAAGTAATGATCGGGTAAAACAACAAGATGAACAAATGGGAATTGGTGCTAATTTGGGCATCACACAACATGGAATGCTCGCGCCAGATTCGATGGCCGCAGGTGCATGGGATTATGAGTTGAATGATACAAGGCCAACGACCCTGCCAATCAATAATCCAGTTCTTTGGTTGAAAGCCGATTCTCTTGATTTGAAGGATGGCGAATCCATCCCAAAGTGGGTTGATTCATCACCAAACGCCTTTGAATTTATTCAATCATCGGGATCAGCCCAACCGACTTTCATCAAACGTGAAAGTGCTGTGAACAATATGCCTGTCGTTGATTGCGACGGCAATGACTATTTAGAATTGCCATTCAGTGAAAAATTAAATTCAGTTGAAATGACCCTCTTTGTTGTTGGTTTTGCAGACTCCGACGATGGCAACATTCACGGCCTTGTAGAATCCCGATCTTCAACGCCTGTCGCTCGAAGCGGATTCAATATGTATGCGAGGATGGATTCAGGGAACGAATATCAATTTTGGGCGGGTGCTAACGCAAGTTATGTAATAGCCGTTACACCAAATGACACCGCTATTGGAGGCGAAGCAGCAATTTTAACTGGACGAATTTTTGGAGGAAATGGTGGCGGTACAACAGCCACCGTTGAACTGTATCAGAACGGCTACATGGAGGCAACTGCGGGAACTGCCACAGGAACATGGTATAGGGCTACTGGCGGAACTTACATGGCGGGAAGAGTCCCAAGTTCTTATTATTTGAACGGCAAGATTGCTGAGGTTATACAGTATGATCGTAAATTGACCAGTGCTGAACAACAAGAAGTTGAATCATATTTGGCGAGAAAATACAACTTACCAATTTCAATCTACGTGGCTCACACAGGACATAAGCAAGACTATGACAATATCCCAATTAACAAAGGAACTGATCCGTTTATTGATCTCGTTCAACGAAGCGGAAGCCCAACTTATGCTCAACAAGATTCAGTTGGAGCGATGATCACGGCTTCTGATTCAAACAGTCGTTTTGGTCATGGAAGTGATTTTTACCATCTTCGAGGCAACGCATTACACACTAACGTACACGCAATCAATGAAACAAAAGGTCAATTAGCATACCCTCCGAGTGGTCATTCTAAGGTAATTACAACTGGTGCATCAAAACGAATAAACGACATTTTGCCCGATGTTTTGAATGAAATCTCAGACACAAGGCAAATACAAGCAAGAACAGAACCTCGATTGGGATTGATTATGGAGGTTGAAAGCGAAAGAAACAGCAACAAAAATGTCGATTATGCCGTAACTGGAACTCGATCCACTTCTTTGCATACTGATCTTATGTTGGGGCATCACTTCCCTGTTCTTCCTTCTCACACAATAAAAACACATTTCCCAAACAACGGTTTTACCGTCGATGGAACAGGATCAGCGTCTGTCGCCCCCGATTACTCAGTTAAGCCAACATGGAGTCCCGATTCCAATGGCAACAAAGGTGCAGTTCATGTTTCACTTACAGACACCACTCAAAATACGTTCAAGACTCATGCTTTAGATCACTGGGCTGTTAGAGGCGTTTCAGAATTACCTGCGTGGGGAGGTGTGTATATTCTTAGAAAAACGTATCTCAACAGAAATGATGAAGATGAAGGCGTTTTGAATACTGAGGTGAATGAAGGCGAAACGAGGCCAACAACATCACATCCTCGCCGTAAATACGTGGATTACATTGTAAGACCTGTTAGGCCATTGAAGTTATTTGGTTTTGCATCCGATCTCTTACAGGATGGATGGGTTTTAGGCGCAAGAAGTTCGATGACCGCTTCTCTTTACAATTCACATTCGTTTGATCGAGATAAGCGATATGGAGTATTTGAGATGAATTATTCAAGAGGCGAGAATCAAACAGAACACATTTCTTCGGCAGGTTCAGCGTTTACAATCGACTATCCTGATGCAAATGAATACGATGTCACATGGCACTTAATACCAACTGCAAATATGCTTCAATTTGCTAAATCAGACGCTCACCGATTTGACAGTGAAGGAAATTTTAATGCTGAGATTGAAGCAAGATATTCGCAATCTCAAATTCCAGGTGGCGGAGAGCCAATCTATCAATCTGAAACAAATTATGATGTTGATAAGGGCATCATGGGCGATCATTCAATACATAGCAAAAAGGCGAAAATTACACAGTCTAAAGAGGCTATGCGTTACTATCCACGTGTAAATGTCAAGGCATCCAAAGGCGGTGGAGTGTATTTGGTCGATGACGCTTCTGTGTTGCCTCCAACGGGGAAATTATTTGCTTTGGAACATACAGGATCAATCACTTATACTTCGATCTTAGATAACGATGTTACAACTTCTGGAACAATAACAAATGCAAATGGCGATACTGTTTCTGATTTTACAGGATTGAACTTATACTTCACAGATGTATCTTCATCAACAGGTCTGTTAGTCGATGCGAGAAGTCCTTTGGTCAAACAAGCCATTGCCCCTACGTTTGTAGATAACGCTGTCATAGCAACGGGAATTCAGAGTCAATCATGGTATCACTACGACGCTGAATCAAATGAGGTTACAAGAACTTCGCTCAGTTATCGAGGATTATTGCATTATGAGCCATCAGACTTTATTATGGCTCAACAACAACCATTCAACATTGCCAATGGAAACAATCAGGGGGTTATCAGCAACAAAAACGATCTCGACCAAATCTTTAGCGATGGCAAGGTTATTTCAGTAGATTATTCACCTCCTTATCTGATTGATTCTAATAACATCAAATGGAGAGTATCAGAAGTTATCCGTGAACGAAAGAAATCGGTTATGGTGTTCAAAGAGATGTCTGGAAAAAACCTTGCAGATTCAGGGATGGCAGTTGGAGATGTTATCACAGGACAGGCAGGGTATATTGGGCTGAGAACAACAGATGCCGCATTACACCTTCTAAACGATGCAGGAGGCGATGTAGCAGGTATTACTATTACGCCGTCTAACGCTTTCTACAACAATCAAAGAGATGTTGAAACCTACTTAAACGCACATCCAATGTTGCGCCAGATCAATGACCACAGCACAAAGTATGTTTCACGTGATACGAGAGGCTTGAACACAATGGAGGTTCTTCGCAATTTATCACAACTCGATGGTCGTCAAATCATAAATGAACGTAATGGGACTATTCTTTTCTCAGACAAAGTATTCAATGAAAAGGATGTTCGCATAGGAATTCAAAATGGTGTTCGATCCGTTGAAGTAAGCAAATTGTTTGATTCACCAAACGAAATAGTTGTCGTTGGTGATGTGATTGCAGGTAATGAGATTGTATTTATCCGTGTGCGTGATAGTGAGAAGATCAAACAGGCATCGGCAGGTGGAGAAGAAGAAGTTGTCAAAACTCTACGGCAACAGATTCCTGGTATTAAGAGCGTGTCAGCAGCACGTAAGTTAGCAAAGACATTGTTAGCAAGAACAGAAAATGGTGCGCCTATGATCGTCATCAAGGGCTTGATGAATTCAACCTCTATTCGAGCAGGTGATATTATTGATATTAACTTGCCAATTCAAGGAGTGATTGGCAAATTCGTGGTCTTTGAATCGAAACACTACTTGCATTCTCTACAATCGGATCTTATTGTAGCCCAATATGAGAAGGGTATCGAAGGTATCTTGACCGATCTTAAAACTGAAACAATTGATTCAAGCGGCCTTAGTGAAAGTTCAAGCGATAAAGACATCAAAGAAAATCTTTCGATGTCGGCATCAGTTAATGTCATTGCGGTTCATAAAATCCGTGTTCGCAACGTCAATGAAACAGGTTTCATCATTGGTGCAAAACACAAAAACGGGCTTGGAAAGATAGGTGTTCGAGATGGAAATAAAAGGGGATTCCCCATCGGCATGAGCAAGAGCCGTAATTACGTGGTGAAATAAGATGAGTGCATTCAAGAAGGCATGGCACATTCTCAAAGAAGATGATGATATTCCAAATGAGGATTTTCACCAACTTAACGACCCAAACCCAACTATCGCATTTGGGGCGGCTATGCGAAACAATCCCAAGATTGCTGATATGATGAGGCAAAGAAGATATTCCATTCATGAATGTAAAAACTGTGGAAAAAAAACGAATACCGATTATTATGATGTTTGGTCGGATAGTTTTTGCTCTCAACGATGCGAGAACGGTGAAAAACCAACTTGCCGTGAAATCCGTAATGAGAAATGTGAATATGTTTTGACTCAGCAACCCGATTATTTTCGTGAATACTCTGATGCCGTAGGATCACCGCACTTTTCAATCACAATTACTTGCCCCCATTGCGACAACTCAATGTCGGGGGAAGTTGCTGAATGAGGAATAATTATGCCAGTTCTTGACCCCTTGAAAGCCGCTTTAACCGACCACCTGCAAACGCTCATCAAAAAGTGTTCACTTGGATCGGGTGCAAATGACGCATCCAGTAGAGATGGGGGTGCAGGTAATATCAAGATGAGCAAAGAAACTCTGATTCAAAGAATTGATGATCGTACTATCTCTGTGAGCGCACTATTCGACACTCAATTGTCAAGTGAACAGGCTATTACAGAGATTGTTCTTCATGGGACAAACCCTCTTGATTCCCCCAGTTTTAGGGCTACATTTATGCCGATCAGCAAGAACGGAACTAACGAAGTCCGTGTGGATATTTTGATGGAGGTTCGATAAAATGAGTAACACCTTTGATACTGCGTGGGAACTGA